CGTATTTGATCTTCTTTGGCATCCTCATTCTCCTGCATCTTACGTTTATGCTCAAACTCGGCAATCTCTTTTGCGCGAGCCATTTCTTCATCTGTAATAACTCCATCCCCATCAACATCCAATTGTGCAAAAATTGAATCTGGTTGTAGTGTCTTAGCTGCAGCCATTTTTTTATTCCCTTCGTTGACCTTCTTGAATATTTATAAATAATGATGTATTACACACTATAAAATGGAAAACATATGAACTATATTGGAATAAATGAAAATCATCATGCCTCATCTTGTGTAATAGAAGAAGATGGGACTATTCATTTTTTAGAAGAAGAACGCATTTCAAGAATAAAGTATGATCAAGTCCCGACTTTTTCATTTAATGAAGTAATGATAGATGTGGGAAAAATAGATGAAAATGATAACGAATATTATGTTTCTAATGTGTCTCTGCTAGGCGGGGATGCACAAAAATATCCTCTTTATAAATTTTCAAAAATTGATATTAATGATCCGTACTTTATTCAAAATTATAGAGTAAAGGTTACTGATCTTGGAGATTGTCACCATAATACCCATGCGGTAGGTGCAATGTCTAGATCTAATTTTAGTGATGCTTTGATAGTAGTAACTGATGGAATGGGAAGCTCTGTAATTTCAAGTGATAATCTTAAATTTCATGAATATCAGTCAATTTATAATGTAAACGAAAAGGGTGACGTGGATGTTTTGGAAAAAAAATATACTTTGTCTAAATTTTATAGTTCTAAAGACAAAAATATAAAACAACCTACTCCTGTTATTAATTATGATAATGAAACAAAATATCATTATTCAATGGGAGTTGGAATAGCTAGACTATTCGAATCGGCAGCAGTAAAATTAGGAATGACATTAAACGATTCTGGTAAACTAATGGGTCTTGCGCCTTATGGAAATGCCAAAAATAAAAAAATAAATTTCTTTCTTGAAGATAACGAAACAGTAGATATTAGTTTAATAAGATATGATCCAGAAAATAATAAGAAACATTTTGTTTGTCATGAAAGTTTAGATTGGGATATAATTCATAGTAGTTGGTTAAATGATAAGAAAAAATATGAACAGAGATTTGCTGATTTTGCTTATCAGATTCAAGCGCAAACTCAGGAATACCTTTATGACACAATAAAAAAATATTTAGAAAAAACTAAAAAAACAAATGTGATTATAACAGGAGGATATGGTCTTAACTGTGTAGCAAACTATTTTATAAGAAAAAAATTAGATGAAGATTTTGGATTTGGGAAAATTAAATTATTCGCAGATCCATTGTCAAATGATGCTGGAAACTCACATGGTGCTGCAGTAAATCATTTGTACGACAAAACTAAAAAATTTAGAATCGCCAATTTTAATACATTATATCTTGGCCCAAAGCGACAATATGTTATTGAAGAAGTTTTAAAACATGAAGGTGTGTCATATAAATCAGTTACTTCTACTGATGTAGCAAAACTAATTGCTGATCGTAATATTGTTGCACTATTCCAGGGCCGATCAGAAGCTGGTCCTCGCGCACTCGGCAATCGTTCTATCTTATATGATCCAACAGATCCAAATGGGCGTGATCACGTAAACAGTGTAAAAAGAAGAGAATGGTTCCGTCCATTTGCAGGATCTATATTACATGAACACATGAATGAATGGTTTGATATGGCTTCACTTGATGAATCGCCATTTATGATGTACGCTGTTGACGTACTACCAGAAAAAGTTAAAGAAATTCCAGCTATTACCCATGTAGATGACACATGTAGAGTTCAAACTGTAAAGCACAATCAAAATAAATACTATTACGAGCTAATAGAAGAATTTTATAAATTAACTGGAGTGCCAATTCTTTTCAATACTAGTTTTAACTTAGCAGGCGATCCCTTAGTTGAAACTTTAGATGATGCAATTTTAACACTAAAGAATAGTGACATTGAATATATGTACATGCCGGAGTTAGGAAAACTTATAGAGGTTAAAAATGAGTAAGAAGAAAGAACGTGGATTTTTTTATCGACTCTTTAATGATTTATTTGTAGTGACAATAAACCATGAGGGTACTTCAAAAGAATTCCGTCTAAGAGAAATTAAGAAAATCAACAACAATTATTTAAAGGGTGTAGATGAGTCCGGACATAAAGTAGAGTTTAAGACTTCAGTTCCTTTTGATTATTTTGTTACTAAACTTTATTAGGAGAAATTAAATGAGTGAAAAAACTGAAGTGATTGATATGCCGGAAGGCAAGCTCGAAATGAGTATTCGTTTGATGAACAACGAAGTGATTGGCTTTAAGATGGTAGTTGATGATTTTAAAATGAAATGGGTTCTGGTTGGCATCGCTGCGATGTTTGCAATTGCCTACATGGCATCATCCTTTGGACCCGTGATAGCAAATACTTTCGGAGGTTAACATGGAAATTATTTCAAGAATGTTCGGTGACACGCTGTGGATCTATACAGCTATAGCCGGATCTTTACTCGGCGCAGCTTTTTTAGCGTGGTTTCGAAATACACATGCTGCACTATGGCTCATGTCAAAGTTTGATGCATTCTTGGATTATTTAGTAGATCGCTTTGGTTGGGACTGGCTACAGGATGATCCTGAAGCTTGGCGTAAAAGATACCCCAAGGTGACAAAAAAGATAGATGAGATCGAAGCTCGTCTAAGGGAGTTAGAAAAATGAATGCAAAGTTTGGAATTGGAGTTGTTATTGCAATTGTATTACAGGTGTCAGCATTTGTATGGTGGACAGCACAACAAGCACAAACTATTGAGAAGCTCAATGAACAGGTTACAGAATTGACTAGTCGTATGGCAGTAGAAGAATCTGTCAATATGATGCGTGACCTGAAAGACATTAAAAAAGAATTAGATGAACATGAACAATGGTTTGATGATTTATACTACACTCAAGAAATGCTTGTAGAATTCGCAACATTTACTGAAAATCGTTGGGCTGATACATATGGAACAGACAATTCATACGAAAGAAAATTTGGTATGAAAGAACCAAGTAAGGAGTAACAAAAATGAACTGGCTAAAAAACAGAATGAAAGAAAGAACATCATTGGATGGTGCTGCACTTATGGCACTTGGTATCTTTGTTCTTTTCATGGCACCATTAGCTAAGATCGCTGCTGGTGTTGCAATTGTTTACGGTGCATGGACACTGTGGAAAGCAGAGTAAGCCATGATCGAGGAAATGGATTTAAAACAACGCAGTCTACTGTTTGCTAAATTGAGTCAGATTGCGTATGGCAATAAGAAAGCTGTGATGCCTCAGATAAAAGAACTTGGCTTTATCAACGCTGAGTTTTATAATAGAGACGGTGCTCAAGCCTATCGTATCTGGGGTAAAGACGACGTAGTTATCGTATGCCGTGGCACAGAACCTACACAGTTCAATGACATCAAGGCAGACCTTAAAGCTTGGCCTGTCAAGTCAGAGACGGTATCTCGAGTGCACCAGGGGTTCAAGCAGGAGGTTGACGATCTTTGGCCTATGGTCAAGGAGGATATTCTCGCTAACCCGAAACTTGGAAACAAGAAGCTATGGTTCACCGGCCATTCACTTGGTGCAGCAATGACGACCATTATGGCGGGTCGTTGTATGCATGATCCAGAGCTACAGGATCCGGTTGAGGTCTATACTTACGGGTCACCAAGAGCTGGTTGGAAAAAATATGTTCAGCACTTGAATGTTACACATCACCGTTGGGTAAATAACAACGATATCGTAACAAGAGTTCCATTTGCAATTATGGGATATCGTCACGATGGAATTGAACACTACATGAATGCTTATGGTAACATCCGTCCAATGACTAAGTGGCAGCGTGTCAAAGATCGCTGGCGTGGTATGTGGATGGGTTTGAAAAAAGGTGGAGTGGATAGCTTCTCTGATCATAGTATGGTAAACTATGTGGCTCAACTTGAAAGATGGAATGAAGACGTGGAGATCGTGCAACCGGTATGAAATGGTATGATTATGTAGCGTGCTTTATGTTCGCTGATGTTTTGACATTTAGTTTGCTTACTGGTAACATTTTATGGTTTACAATCGCTGTGTTTTGTTATAGAATATATGAAGAATCAGTAAGGAACCGAATCAATGGATAAGCAGGAGCTGTATCATGAGTGGATCAAAAGGAAGATCGCCGAAGATCGAGAAAAATATGAATTGGCTGCAGATCGACGCGATCCTGTGGACGATGGTCTCGAAATGGAACGGGAAAGACAAAAAGAAACTGTTAGAAAGTATCTCAAAAAAGTTTGACTGGACTGACAAACAAACCAGTAAAGCCTGTGAAATGCATTTCAGAATGAGAGAAAAGAAAAAGCTATGAATATTTTTATCCTATCCAAAGATCCAGTAAAAGCAGCTCAGCTACAGTGTGACAAGCACGTAGTCAAGATGATTGTTGAGTCAGCTCAAATGTTATCTACTGCTCACCGCATGTTGGATGGTACAGAGACTCGTCGTCGGTCCAAGTCTGGCAAGACAATGTCAAAGTATTGGGAACTTGCCGACAGCCGTGAAGACGTATTGTACAAAGCTGTACATATGTCTCATCCTTGTACGATATGGACTATGGATTCATGTGAAAACTATAACTGGCACTACGAGCACTTTGTTGCTCTTTGTGATGAGTACAAATATCGTTACGGTAAGACTCATAGCACCGACACTCTATTACGTGATGTACTGATTGAACTACCAGAAAATATTCCTATGATGGAACAAACACCTTTCCCTCTGGCTATGAAAGACTATCCAGAGTGTATTGCTCTAGGCGATCCAGTGAAAGCTTATCGAGCATTCTATCAGACCAAGCAGTCACGTTTCCGTATGGCTTGGACTAATCGTAACATCCCTAACTGGTTTGAGGTAGCAGCGTAATGGAAGTCTTATCAATATTACTTGTACTTGGTGCTCTATTCGTAGGAGGTGTAGTCTTTACTCTCTGGGGTGAAGTACAGAATGTTGATAAGCTCGTTTGGCAGAGTAACGCTGAACTCAAGAATAAGATTCGTCACCTTGAGGACGAAGTAATGGGATTGAATAGAACAATCAAAGAACTCAAGGAAGCTGCAGAAGAACAGCCCGAAGAAAAAAACGTAAGTAGTTGATTTCAAACGAAACAAAAAGGTGTACATTCCTTTTTATTTGTGGTAGACTAGTATCAGAGATAATAAAGGAGTACACCATGTCCTACACATACGAAGAAAACTTAGTTTCCGACTTATATAAAGACGCATATGGTATTCGTCCAGGCCAACGTTTCTGGGATGATTGGAAATCATACTCAGAAGACGAAAAGCAAGAGTGCTGGGATCTGTTAATCAAAGATCTTTATTTGGCTGATGCTCTTCAGAAAAAAGAAGAAGCAGAAGCTCTTGTTACTTTCCGCAATTTAGTTCGTAAAACTATGAACCTTTGCTCATGCAAATGGGACGATGCAATTCGTATGCTTTGTGAAGCATGGGGTGAAGATCATACATGTGATCAGGGTCTAATGCACTTCTTCTGGAAACATGATCTTGGTTACGAAGATCGTCAGAAAATCTTCAATCTTTATAGAAAGGCAGCGTAATGGAATTTATTTTTGTTGGAATCCTTCTAATCGTAATTTGTCTTGTAGCTCTAGTTGTGGAGAATATCTAATGAATGATAGCGTAATTGAAAAAGAAGCTTTACCTCGTCACGGTTCACCTCAAGATCGTGGTAGTGCAGATGCTTACTATGGTCGTCCATATAATCCACATTATTATGTTGGTGATTCAATGCAATCAGAACGTATTGAAAAAGACAAAATGACTGCAGATGAGATTGAAGCATATCGTTATGGTTATTATTTTGAAGACGATCGAAAGGAGTGGTGATGATTACAGTTGAATTCGATCTAGATGAAACTCTCATCACAGTGATGGATGATACCGGAGAGCTTGAAGATGTTCAGGCTCTTCTGTATGATGACTACTGCCATATCCGTCAGTGGAATGAAAAGCTGAGACGATTTGACGTGATATCGTTCAAGCCGGAGATGTATTTCAAACTTATGAAATCATTTAATCTATCCGAAGGAACCTTTGTTTTAGAAAAAAATTACAAGTAGTTGATTTTAAACGAAACAAAATGGTGTACAATTGGTTTAAACTGTGGTAGACTAGTTGTAGATGATAAAGGAGACTAACATGACTGTTGCAACTAACTATGATGATCGTATCGCTCTAATCAAAAAAATTGCTGAGCAAAAGAAACATGAAGATGCTCGCAAAAAGCGTATGGCTAAAGTTCGTTCTCAATCTACTAAGGTAATGAAGCAGGCTAAAAAGGTCAAACGTGACTTCATGCAAATCCCTGCTGAAGGGGAAAACATGTATCAATGGACTGATGCTTCTAAATACGCCAAAGAATACTATGGCGAAACAATGTACGAAACAACGAGGTTTGATAATGACTGGGACTAATCAATTAGAAATGAAAATCCATGAGCTGAATGACAAGATCGGTAAGCTCAACCATGAAGTTGAAACACTGAAAAAGATTATGAATAATTTATGTGAAAGGTTAATGGTACAGGGATGAGTGGAATTTTTTATGATACGGAGGATCTATTAATGAATCGTGATGAAATGATTAATGAACTACGTCAGCGTGACTGTCGTGTAATTTTTAAGAAAACGAATGGTGAAGAGCGTGATATGTTATGCACTCTTCGTGAAGACGCTATCCCTGAGTGGTCAAGTGATAACAACACCGCAAAGGAAAGCAAAGGCTTTTCACAAGAAGCAATTCGCGTAATTGATGTAAATAAAAATGAATGGCGTTCCTTTCGAGTTGACAGTGTTATCTCGTTTTCATAATAAATAGTAGTACGCTATACAGGAGGAATGCATGATTTTAATCTCAGTACAGACTGTTATGTGGGTTCTGTTCGCTGCTGCCGCTGGTTGCGCTTTCATGATTGGAAAGCACTACGGCGAAGGTGACAAGAACGATACCATTGAAAACACTATTCACTTTCTAGTAGATGGAGGGTTCGTTCGGTATCAGATGCGTGATGGTGAGATTGAACTCATTCCTCTTGAAGACGAAAATTCTTAAAATTAATTTAAATTAATGGTGTACATTTACTTCTACTTGTGGTAGAATATACTTGTATACTGAAGGAGTTTATACTATGTCAAAGCGTGATCAGTTCAGAAAAGAAATCAAAGGTACTGTTACCGGAGAAGTCAAGGTGAAGAAGCCACGTAAAAAACGTAAGCTTACCGAAGAACAAAAAGCTGTTCTTGTTGAGCGTATGAAAAAAGCTCGTGAAGCACGTGGTCCCGCTAAAAACTTGTCTATTGACGAGTCTATTCGCGACTTACCAGCTGAACACCCTCTCAACCCTAATAACGTAAAGGACTGGTTGAAATACCAGAAAGATATTCTTAAGTCCATGAAAGGTTTCAAGGACAGTAAGGATAAGAACGAGCGGCAAGCTTATTACGATACTGAAGCCTATGTCTTTAACTTACAAAGATACCTAGGTGACGGTGTATATCGTGACTTTCGTTATGGTGAAGAGAAGCAAAACAAAATTCGTCATCGTAGTGTAGCAATGGCATACTACCCAGATGGTACGCCTAAAAGAACAGTCGGTGTCTTTTATCCAGACCTCGGCGAAGAGTACACTCAAGAAATGGAAAATGAGGATAATGCAGCAAGAAAAAACGTTTCTAACAAAAAGCGACTTCGCAAAACTAATTGAAACTACAGTCCAAAGTCATAAGTCATCTTATATGGACGCAGTCATCTACCTCTGCGAAAAGAATGAGGTAGAACTTGAGGAAGTGAAAAAGTTTATTTCACCAATCATCAAGAATAAAATTGAAGCCGAGGCAATGAGATTAAACTTTTTACCACGGCAAAACAGTTTACCTATTGAGTAAACTAATATATAATAATCATATCATGAATAATGTGGATAATTCAGCAAATACAAATATACGGAGAAAAATATGTCTTTTGCAAATCTAAAACGTACACGTACCGACTTTTCGAAACTGGTCGCAGCAGCACAATCTGCAGGTGGAGAACAACAGAAAAAGAAATACGGTGATGATCGTATTTGGAAACCAACAGTAGATAAGGCTGGTAACGGCTATGCTATCCTACGGTTCCTTCCAGCTACTGAAGGCAATGAACTACCTTGGGTTCGCTATTGGGATCATGGTTTCAAAGGACCAACAGGTCAGTGGTACATCGAACGT